CTGGTTTATCATCGCTAAATTGCATATTCCATAAGAAGAAATTATCACCTAGGGGCTTTAATAAATAGTCGTCTATGTTTTTAATTACTGTTTTAATACTTAATGCTGCAGCTCCCATTAACATAGACATACCTGCTGCAGTTCTTGTCATTCCTGTTACACCTGTTTGACCATGTGAGTATGAAGGAATACCAGTAGCTTCATCAGCTAACTGTCTAAATCTATCAAACATCATCATATTTTCTTGTGTATTATTTGGAAATTTTAATGAATTGATAGCTGTTCCTGGCTGACCACTTTGTCTTCTAAATATTTTACCAGGAAATATTTTCATATCTTGCCCAGGTACTAATTGTGTTTCATCAACATCAAATACTAAATTACCTGATAAAGCTAAATTATCAATAGCCATTCTTGCATGGCCATTCATAATTTGCTGTGAGTCTTCCATATTTTCAGCAACACCAATACCAAAAAATTGATATGGGTTTAATTCATAAGGACAAACTATAAAAGGTATTCTAGTTGGTGTAAATGGATTTTCAACCATTCTTAAAACTTTATTACCACAAATCCAAGCATTAACATTAACTATTTCACTATCTGTTTCAATTCCACATTGATTTGCTAAATCTTTATTTATAGTTCCCCAGTATTCTAATACTTCAAATCTATTTTTATAAATTGATTCAACTGTTTCTCTATCATATAAAGATGATTCATATCCTCGTACTTGATAGTTAGGACCATCTTTTAAACATTCATCTACCATTTCTACATTAAACAATGGCATATATCTTAAATCAGAAAATTGTTGTCTGTTTAAAGAATGTCTTTGTATAACATAATCACAATCTTCTAAACTTGTTGCGTTTGGATCTGGATAAAAGTTCCAACATGATACAGCTTCTAATTTAGGAACTGTTTTAACTTTCTGCATGTATACTTGCATATCTTCTTCTTTTGAAAAAGAATGATATCTTTTTTCTGCAGTAAATGGTCCTTTTAAAACTCCTGAACCAAGTAAACACATTTCAAAAAATACATGTCTTAAAGTTGTAATAGCTTGTGTTTCTTCTAGTTGATCATGTATTAATTTTTGCATTTTTTCTGCCGCTAACCTTGCAGGTTCTATTTGCGGCATACTTTTTAAATCAGGTGCAGGTCCTTCATCAAAACCTAAGTTATTATATTCTTGTGCTAAATTTTGCATTAGCATATCGGCTGTTGCACCAGGTGGTATTTGTCTACCATCACCATTAAATCCGTATGGATCTGGTGGTCCTTGCATTGGTTTAGGTTTTAAGTGTGCGTATTCTGGAGTATCTTCTGGTACTGGAGTTGGTTCAACTCCTAAAGGAAATTTACCTTGAGAAAATAAAACTTCTATTATTTGTCCAAATGCTGCAAGAACTTTTGTTTTAGTTACTTTAACAAAAACTCTAGACTTTTCATTTTCACGAAAAGCCATTTCTGGACCATAGAGTCCTCTATAGTTTCTATATGATTTTAACCATCTCTTTTCATCAAATATTTTTGATGTTTCAGACTGTCTAAATTTTTCTCTTATATGTCCAATAATAGGAGATGACTCATCAGTTACGTTTGATGGATTGTCTGCCATTTAAATTAGTAATCTCTTTCTTCAGCCATTCTAAAGATTGATGGATCTACTTTTGATTTTGATTTACCTTTCTTATCATTACCATCACCAGACATAGCTCCTTGTTTAACTTTTGAATTAGGGTCTATTGCCATAGGCTCGTTTGGAGCTTTTGGTGTATCAGGTGCAAGTTCTCCGTGCATATATCTTTTCATCATGTTATGTTCTCCTAGTTATTATTAATAATCTTTTTCATTAGCCATATTAAACAAAGAAGGCTGTACATGTTCTGAACCTGACTTACTAGGATATTCCATATCCTTTAAATAAGTATCAGCTTCACCTTTTCCAGGTGCTTCTTTTTTAAAATCAATATTAGTATGTTCCCTGTTAGGCTGTTTGCCTTCAGGTGCATCACTGAATTGACCTTGTTTAACTTTAGCTTTTGGATCGAATTTAGTTTCCATATTGTCTCCTATATTTTAATCTTTTTTATTGTTAAAACATTTTTGGTTGGTATGGTTGTATAGTTACCACCTTGCTTTACATCGTTGTTATCCTCAAAACTAAAATCAGCCATTATAACTGTAGTTGTTGAATTTTGATTAACCAACCATCCAACACTACAACATATTGCTGTCTTAGATTTTTTTATATCAACTATATCGGACCAATTAGTTTCACCGATAATGTCTTCCCAATAAATCCTAACTAATGAATAGGGAAAATTTTTTTTATTTACTTCTGGTATTTTTCTTTTTTTTGACACTTAATATCCAAATTTATTATCAGCTGCATAAAATTCATTTACACTACGTAATGGATTAAATCTTTTAGCATAGTTAGGGTGAGTAGGTCTACTCATACATCCATATCTTAAAGCATCATATGCATGGTCTTCTGCATTAGTGTCTACATCTTCAGGATTTTTATCATCCGTTGGTAACATACCTAAAGTTCTAATTAAATTTTTACAAGTTTTAAATACTCGTATACCTGGTTGTTCATTAACAACTTTTAATCTTTTATGAACTTCTAGTTTACCATTAATTCTACTTTTAGGTGATCTATCTGATGGTCTCCATCTGCATCCATTTTGAATCATAGTTTCTGCAATACTAGGACCAACATCACCTCTTTTAGCCCATGTGCTAGAATCTAATACACCATAGTGTATATATTCATCTTTTTCTAAGTCCAAGACTCGTCTTGCGAAATGATCCGCTGTAACTTTTTTGGTATACAATTCTCTGTAGATCCAGAGATTATTATCATAATCAACAGCAAACCATAGCACACAAGCAGGAGAGGAATAACCCCAATCAGCAGAACGAAATTTATACCAACCTTTAGGTATGTCAAAATTTTCAACAATGTGTGTGTTTTTATTAAATTCTGGAAAAGCTGAATCTTCATAAGCATCCCAATCTCCATCTAAAAATTGTTTTCTTTGTACTTCTGGTAATGATGCTAACATGATATAATAATCATCTGTTTGCATCAAGTAAGGATTATCTTGTAATTTTGCAGGTATAAATCTTCTTGTTATAGATTTTTTACCATTAGGCGTATCTATCCCTACTTCAAACGCTGTATTTGGTTCTCCTGGGTTTACAAACATTTCTCGCACCCACTGTGAACCAACGTTTCCTGGATTACCTGTGGCTCTCATAAACACAGGGATATCCTTATCTACAGATCGTAATGATGATCTTAGAAAATTATATATATCTGGCGAAGGATATTGTGGTAGTTCGTCTATTCCTATCCATGTGTAAGATTGACCTTGGTAACGTAAAGCGTCTGTCATGCTCTCTGCGTATCCGAACTCTATCTTTGCCCCTGATGGGAATCGCCATTCTTTTTCTTGTTCTCTCCATTTTGCTCCTGGAAATGCTCTGTTATATAAACGTTGAGAGTGGTTTATAAGGTCTCTCAACTCAGGCATTGTTCTTCTAACAAGGAGTGCTCGATGATGAGCCTTGGAACAATAACGAAGCGGGTCTACTAGCATCGCATATGATTTACCACCGCCTCTTGCTCCACCATAAAATACTTCTCTTTCTGAAGCTGCAAGAAATTCTGTCTGTGGACCTGAATTAGGTTTGAAGATAACTTCTTGCTGATTTATGTGCTCTTGTACAGTCTTAGGAGCACTCTCTATTACGTCTTCTGTAAGTAGTTGTGTTTCTTTACCTTGTAAAGATTTATCTATAGTTAACAGTTTAGTTTTAATATTTTCTGCTGACTGTTTGGCAGATCTTAATGATTGTTCTGCCTTTGCAACTTTCTTACGACTGCGAGCTAGAATTTGTTGTGTTGACTTCTTGGCTTTCTTTTGAATTACTTTCTTCGG